TCCCGCTAACGTAGTTCTCTAAGTTCTTCCTAATCGCAGGACTAGACTCGATGTTGCCCACAACTCGCAGCAACTCTGCGTAGTCAATGAACGGCCTGTTAGGGCCAATCTTAGGCATCATCCTCTCAAACAAGATCGCCCTATCAGGACCTACCCCAGACGCCCTATCTGACTCAAACTGCTCCCAAAGGACCCTGTAGTGAGGATGGTCAAAGTGGTCTCGCTTAATCCCTAAGGCAATCGCCTCATCAACGCAGACTGGGTAACGAAGGCAGATACACAGAAGAGCCTGCTCTGAGATAACAGCCATCACTCACCGCCCTTCAGGAGGCTAACAACAGCCTCAACGTCCTCAGGGAAGCTCGCATTAGCGTAGAAGCAGAACTCTCGCACAGACTCAGCGTCAATCTGTAAGCCACGCCCGTCTACCCACTTCTCAAAGTAGAAGTCAGGCTTCCTATTGTGCCTCCTTACCCACCTAGCAGCAGAAATAGGCACAACTACCTCAGGAGCCTTCTTCTCAGCAGACCACTCTCCAGCCCTAGACCACCAGTTCCTAAGAAACCTACGAGCAGACTTCTTCTTGTTCGACGGCCTCTCAGACTCCCACAGAGCAGCCTTCCTAGCCTCAGCAAGTAAGTCCACTGTAGGGAAGGCAATCCTCGCCGCCTTAACCCACTTAAGAAGACTATCCGCGTCACCATGACCACTAGGCCAAGTCTCGACAACAAAGTCGTAGAGTTCTGAATCTGTAAACACACACACCTCCGCACAGCCTTAATAGGCACTAATCCAACTTGTTAGTTACATCCCACCGCTCTCTGCGCCGACACCCCAGGCCCCCCGAGGAGCTACCCCGGAGGACCACGGTGGGTGTGTGCGGCTCGATTGAGCAGACCCAGACACTACAAGCACTACGCTGTCACAGTCAAGCCTGTTTCCCAGAAAAGCGTGTTGACAGTCTGTAGGCTGCTTAATATGCTGCGCCTGTAGGCTGCGTAGGCTACTAGGCTAGTAGCCTTCGTAGTAATAAGTGTAAGAGACAACGTCTCTACTAATGTAGGCTACTAGCCTACTTAGGCTACTGAGCCTTCAGTCACCACCTAGATCAAGGCAGTAACGCAAGTGGTAACACCACCTAGCCTGCGTACCTGCTCGCTTACACAGCACTGTAACCACCGCAACCACCTACTCCTCATACATAGAGAGGTAGTAGTAAGTAGTAATAAGAGAATGTAGCTACTGAGGTAGTTACGGTAGTAACACCAAGGCTACGAGTCAGCAGACTCTTCACCAACTAAGAAGTAGTCATTTACTGCGTACTCGACCTCTCCGTCGATAACAGCCTCAGGACACTCCTTAAGAGCCTCTAAGAGCCTGCTAAAGGCATCGTCAGGGTCAGTGCCTAGCCTCGTTGCTCTAATTAGAAACGTGTACGCCTTAACAGGCTCTTGCTCGCTCATTGCTTCTCCTGACTATTACGCTAACACAATCAACGTAGAGTTATTAGCTAGGTAGTGTCAGAAGTCTGCGGCGCGCGTAGTTGAGATAATAATATAACGACACCACGAGGGGGGTGGGGGGTGGGTTTGCTCGCGCCCGCGCATGCGTACCCCGTTCTTACGCGTCCTGCGTTGGGCCGGCTTACGCGCCGAGTGGGTATGCCTGCCCGTGGTCCCTGCCTCGCTGCCTGCCGTGGGTGCTGCCGTGTAAGGCCTGCCGGGTGGTCTAGCCGGGGCCCTGCCTTACGACGCTGAACCCAAAATCCCCACGCGGTACACCCATTAGGGAGCTTCCAAATAAGCGGAATCATTAGCCTTTTCACTTTCCGCAAAAATAATTCACCAAAGCGCTTGCTATCTGGAAATCGCTTTGGATACAATGCTTGCACAATGAACGTCGCAATTCAGCGACTGAACCGGAGTTAGAAACATGAACAAGCACACTGCAATTCACGCCGTCCTCGTAACCTTCAACACGGGCCACATGGAGGCCCTTTACGTCCCGCTGAGCGGCAGCCTGACCGGCCAGCTCCGACGGGGCTTCCTGAACTCCGCCGGTAAGCCGGTTCGCT